CCTAGAGGCCTCCCAGTGCTAATCCGACACACTCCATGCAGTGCATGAAGCCCTCGGTTACCTTATCCCGAAGGAGTTCTATCTGGGATGTTAGAGACGAGAACCCGTATCCGTTCATTGCAGGATTACGGGATCCATTGGGGTACCAGGAGCCTTGTGTTCCCGGGCACCAACTCGGATTTTTATACCCGAGCTTCTCTGTCAACGACACAGACAACTGTGTCGGAAGGCCATCCGCGTGGCTTATTGGGCCACACGAATGAGGATATTGGTGGAGAGTTTTACTCTTCGAATGTGAGTTATCATCATAACTCACCGTTTGTGAAACTCTGGTCAGGTGCGCCCAACAACAGTACTTTCTTTGAAGGGCGCATCTTTCCTAAGTATGCACAACAATCGACAACTTACCTCGATTCCGCTTTTGACCTGGCACCGAGCAGTAGCACTACGCTCGATGCCCTTGGTACTGAGGCGATCTCGAAGGTGTTGCCCACCAATCCTGTAGCTGGTATGTCAGTCTTCCTCGGAGAACTCCGAGAGGGACTGCCACACATCATCGGTTCCGATCTCTTCCGAAAGGGGAAACCCGTCCAGAGTTCTGGCGGTGAGTACCTTAATTGGGAGTTCGGTTGGAAACCGTTGATCGCTGACATGAAGAAATTCATTAAAGCGGTCCGTCATACTGATCGGCTCTTAGAGCAGTTCCAGCGTGACAGTGGTCGCCGTGTCAGACGCAGATTCGCCTTTCCCAGATCAGAGGTTGTAGGAGCTAGTGTAGATTTGACGGCCAAGCCGGCCGCCATTGGCAATCTCACTCTCTCTACCCTCTGGCAAGGTGGGGTGGTCACTTACCCTCTGTTCGTAGAATCAGTCACGACGAGGGATAGGTGGTTCTCAGGTGCTTTCACTTACCACGCTGAGGTTTCTCCTCAGGAGTGGCAGACGTGGAAGAATGGCCTTCAGAGACTGGATCACCTTCTCGGCGTTAAAATCACGCCGGAGACGATCTGGAACCTGACACCTTGGAGTTGGGCCGCCGACTGGTTCGGAAACGTGGGACAGTTGGTTCACAACTTCTCACGCTTCTCCGCCGACGGTCTAGTGATGCCGTACGGATACATGATGGAGCAATCCACCATGAAAATTACGTACCGCATGCGGAATCTTAAGCCTAAAGGCTACACGATTCCGGACCTGACACAAACCTTCACGAAAACCGTGAAGGTGCGTCGTCAGGCCACTCCCTTCGGGTTCGGCCTGTCAGAGGGGTCGTTCACCTCTCGACAGTGGGCTATAATCGGGGCGCTGGGTTTGTCCCGGTCCCGATAAGTCCGTTTTCATTCACTGCCATCGCACGGTGGTATACCGTGCAGTTAGGAGCACCGTCATGGCTTTTGCCGACCCACAGTCGGTGACGGTCAACTCTGTCGCTCAGTCGATGCCTCGGACTGGTTCCGGAAACGGAACCGGGACCTTTACCGAGGCCGACGGTACGAACTCCCTTACAATTTCACATTCGTATGGGAAACGTACGAGGCGGACTATCCGCTTCAACGACAAGAAGATCGCCACGAACCCGTACGACACAACCCTGAATCAGGACGTGTCGTGTTCGGTCTACCTGGTTGTCGACGCCCCCATCCAGGGCTACACACTCACGGAGCTGGGTTACGTTGTAGACGGCTTTCTAGCCTATCTATCAGCGTCCAGCTACGCTAAAGTGACGCAGTTCCTGGGTGGAGAGGCTTAGCCAGTCACCCGCTGTTCAGAGGCACTAGCACATGGCTCGGGAACATTTACCTCTATTAGGAGGAGTGTTGCAAAGCCTGTGTGTGCTCTGGTCCGAGGTTGCCCAAGATTTGGGCAGCCAGTGTCGCATCAGCACTTCTCGAGATCTTAAAACAGTTCTCGAGAGAGTAAAACACGAGGGGATCTCGTTTTTAACGATTTCCCTTCCACAATTCTGCACGGACTTCCAAAAAAGTCTCGAACAGGGCTTTGTGGACTCTACCTCGTTTGCCGGTTTCGGCCGACGAGGGGGTCTCCCCCGATTTCTCGGAGGTTTCCTTAGTCGTGTTTTCTCCGCTGATGGTCGCCTACTCCATGCACCCGACGTCGAATGCATTTTCGCTGTTCGGCAGCTAACGCTGCTGTTCTCGAAGATTCTTCTCGAGTGCTCTGAGACGCGAGTCTCTGCAGCCTACGAAAAGTACATGGAGTGTGAGCAGGATGTTAAACGACATGATAGGACCTTTGAGGAGCACCGGCACGACTTCCATCGTGTCTCGGTACTTCTTTTCGGTGACCTACTTACCACTGTTGATGGTGACATCTATAGTGGCAATGTCGTACCTCGTCATGGTCCTGGTGCTACTGCTGATGGCCTTAAGGCTAATCAGAAGTATAACCAAATGGAGTGGACCCGCCGTCTGGAGGAAATATTCCCAGCGTCGGACTACCTCTTCCCTTCCCATCGTTATTGGGAGGACGCACAGCGAGTTAACATCCTCGAACCTGGTCAGGAACGACCCGTTAGGGTCATTACTGTACCTAAAACGCTCAAGACACCTCGCATCATCGCGGTTGAGCCTACGTGCATGCAGTACATGCAGCAGGCTCTTCTTGAGATGTATACGAGAGAAGTCAAAAAGGATAACCTCCTTAATGACTTCATTGGATTCGACGACCAAACTCCAAATCAGATTCTTGCGCAGCAGGGGTCCGTTACCGGGCTTCTTGCTACGCTCGACCTGTCGGAGGCGTCGGATCGTGTCTCGAACCAGCATGTACGTGAGTTGCTCCGCGATCACCCCTGGCTCTTTCGAGCTACGGATGCATCGCGCTCACGGAAGGCTGATGTACCTGGAAAAGGAGTTATTCGCCTCTCCAAGTACGCGTCCATGGGTTCAGGCACCTGTTTTCCAATTGAGGCAATGGTCTTTTTGACCTGCGTCTTCATGGGGATCCAGGATAGCCTTAGGCGACCACTTACCCGATTGGACATTAAGTCCTACCGGGGGCGTGTGCGCGTCTACGGTGACGATATCATTTGTCCCGTAGATACGGTGCCATTCGTCGTTGGCGCCTTGAATAAATTAGGGTTCAAGGTAGGCCGACACAAGTCCTTCTGGACGGGTAAGTTCAGAGAGTCTTGTGGGAAGGAGTATTACGACGGCCATGACGTTTCAATCGTCAAGGTCAGGCGCGTACTCCCGAAGCGACGAACAGACGTCGAGGAGCTTGTGTCCACCGTTGCTCTTCGCAACCATTTCTATGGTCGCGGATTGTTTCGGTGTGCCAGACACTTAGACAGTATTCTTGGAAAGTTTTTGGACCTTCCTCGTGTGCTGCCTACGTCTCCTAGTTTGGGTTTGCACTCATTCTTTGGATTTGACGTCCACAGGATAAGTGCTGCCACTCACGACCCTAGAGTAATGGGTTATGCAGTGGTACCTAGGATCCCTAGCTCTCCGCTAGGAGGAACCGGAGCCCTACTTAAGTTCTTCCTGAAACGCGGCGATGAGCCTGCGCAGGAAGGACATTTACGACGTTCTGGACGCCCGACGCTCGTTGACATAAAGCGTCGGTGGATGCGCCCGTTCTGAGGAACGGCGTAATTGCGAATGAACGTTCTCGCAATGTAGGAGGGCC